TTTGTCCCAAATTTTGACTAGCTACTTGAGTTGCATTAGTTCCGAGAGAACTTAGGTGAATTAAACTACATTTTGAGTGATTTCTTTTAAATATTTTTCATTTTGATTTATTTCGTGACAATGCCGTTGATGTTGCGTGTTATATATTATTTTGGCAATGATTCGTCTATCATTTCCTTACTTTTATGCCTATTATTCAATACATTTCTATTTGACGTTTATATTTTAGGATATAATTCTAAGGACATGATAAGTTTATATAATGGTGATAAGGAAATAAAAATCGAAGTAAAGGATGAAAGCTACTCTTATGAAGCTATCATGGGAGAAGATACACTCACTTTGTATTTTTCACATCCGGGGTATATTGAAATTCCAGTTGGCTCCTGGTGTGACTTCTACGGGAAGCGTTATTCCTTGAAGAAGGATAGCAATTTCAAGAAGAACGGTGAACGTAACTTCGAATATACATTGATTCTGGAAACGGGGAAGGCTGATACGATGTTGTGGAAAGTACGCCATACCGTTGATAGAAGTATTAAGTTCTCATATACAGCTAAGGCACACGAACATCTACGTCTACTCGTTGAAAACCTGAACCGTCGGAGTACCGGGTGGAAAGTCGGTAACTGCATTGAGGGAACGGAAAAAGTAATCAACTACAATCACACTTATATTCTTGACGCTCTCAATCAACTTGCAGAACTATATGAAACAGAATGGCAGATCACTGAAGAAACTGTGAATGGAAAGCAAATTAAGACTATCCATCTGCGTAAAGTTGAGTATAACAAGAAGAACCCTTTGAAACTGTCGTATGGTAAAGGCCACGGCTTCAAGGTCGGTGTTGGTAGGACTTCTGGGGATATACCACCCGAAATAATTTTGGTAGAAACTACAGATCGCAATATTGATTATTCTACATACGGATCTAAATACCTGTTACTTCCAAAGAATAAGACTCTTGTTTACGAAGGGAGAACGTATAAGACAGATGCGGATGGAACTTGTGTCATGCGTGCTGATAAAGAACTTACAACAGCAAAGGAAGATAGTCTGGACTGTACAGCTATTTATCCTTCCCGTGTTGGTACTGTTAGTTCTGTTATTGAAGTGAACAAGGAGAATAACTTCTTTGACTTTGTAGATAAAGACATTCCTGAAGAATTGAATTTCGAAGATTGTCTCATAGCAGGAGAAACAATGACGGTTATTTTCCAGACTGGTATGCTTACAGGCAAGGAGTTCGAAGTAAAGTATATCCATGAAGCGAAAGACAAGAAAGAGGCACGTCGATTTGAAATTGTTCCGCAGGAAATTGATGGTATTACTATGCCGGAGCCGGAAGTCTGGCGACCGAAGGTTGGTGATACATACGCAGTGTTCGGAATGCAATTGCCGAAGGCTTATATCTGTAACGATAGCACACAAACGGGTGCGAGCTGGGAAGCTTTCAAGGAAGCTGCTAAATACCTCTATGAACATGAAGATAAAGCATTCATATTTACCGGGACATTGGACGGTATTTGGGCAAAGAAACGCTGGTTGGAGATCGGCGGTAAAATAGTACTCGGAGGGTATGTTGATTTCTATGATACGCAATTTCATCCGGAAGGTTCTCTTATCCGGATGATAGGAATCAAACGTTTTGTGAATAATCCGTATTCACCCGAAATTGAATTGTCTAACGAACCGATAGGCACGTCTGTTTCAAGTGATCTGAACAAGATAGAAACTAACGAGGTGACAGTTATTGAGAAGCATAAGGACGCTTTACAATTCACAAAGAGACGGTTTCGTGACGCACAGGAAACGATGTCTATGCTTGAAGATGCACTGTTGAACTTCTCCGGCTCTGTCAATCCGATAACCGTTTCAACTATGCAACTGCTTGTAGGTGATGAAAGTTTGCAGTTCCGGTTTGTGAACTCAAAAACGAATCCGGCACAGATATCTCACAATATTACTTATAATGCCAACACAAGAATTCTGAATGCTCCGGCAGGTATTCTCCAACACATGACGCTAGGAATTAGTGCTCTTTCATCTTCCCACAAGCCCAATGAATATAAGTATTGGGATATGGCTAATTATGATTCTCCGGTACTCATTGACCCTGCAAAGAAGTTTTATCTATATGTTAAATGTAGCAATGAGAATCAAACCGGTACGTTTCTTCTAAGCGAAACGGCTATTAAGATGGAGGGCATAGCAGGATATTATCACTTCCTAGTCGGTGTCCTCAACAGCGAGTATGAAGGTGACCGCAGTTTTGTTGAACTGTATGGATTTACGGAGATTCTGCCGGGACGGATAACTACTGAACAGATAATTTCCCCGGATGGGGAGACGTATTTCAATTTGGTAAAAGGTGAAATAGGCGGAAATATTCAAATTAAAACCGGATCGTCTGGATTGGAAAATCTGTCTGAATGGGAAGCAGCTCACAAAGAAATTGAAGATGCTGGTAAAGCAGCAGAACAGGCCAATAATGCAGTAGAAGGGCTTCATGGTTATGTAGATGGAGTATTTGCCGATGGTATTATTACGGAGGCCGAAGCGAAAGCTATTGAAAAGTATATCAATACGATTAATAATGCAAAGGCGGCGATTGAAGCTACCTATAACAAGCTATACACTAATGTGTATTTATCCGGGTCTGCCAAAACGGGTTTATTAAATGCTAAAGTTACCCTTATGGGGTGTATTTCAGACCTGATAAATGCAATTAATACAGCTATTGCAGACGGACTTACAACACCGGAAGAGAAACAAAACGTTGATGCCAATTTCGCCTATTTCAATAGTGCCTATGCTGATTTCAACACAGCCGTAGAATCTGCAAATAGAGCTATTCAGGATAAGCTAAAGGAGTTCTCGGATACCGCTATGAAAGAAGCATTGCAAGCCTTACAAGACGCAGAAGATGCCGGCAAAGCAGCGGAACAGGCAAACAGCGCAGTTAGTGGTTTGCACGACTATGTGGACGGAGCATTTGCTGACGGCATTATCACGGAAGCAGAGGCTTTAGCCATTGAGAAGTATCTAAATACAGTCAAAAATACAAGGGCAGCCGTCGAAGCTACCTATAACAAACTGTACGCAAATTCATACCTGGAAGGTGAAGCGAAAACAGGTTTGCTGAATGCCAAAATATCCCTATTTGGTGCTATTGACAATCTTATTGCTGCAATTAATGTAGCTATCAATGACGGGCAGACAACCGTTGAGGAGAAGAGGAATGTAGATGATAAGTTTGCCCTGTTTAATTCTGCCTTAGCTAGTTTCAATACAGCGGTTGAAGTTGCGAATAAAGCTATTCAGGATAAATTGAAAGACTATTCAGATCAGTGCTTCGCTGAATTGAAAGTACTCAATACTCAAATCTCCGCACAGGTGACGCGGGTCGATAGCTTAACGCAGAGGATAGATACTGCCGGATGGATTACCACGGCCGATGGAAATAAAATTTATGCTTCTAAAGAGCTAGAAAGTGGCAATACGCTTATATCTTATATCAACCAGGCGGCCGGAGAGACTACGATTCATTCATCTAAAATTAACCTACAAGGTGTCGTAACAATTTCATCACTAAATAGCGAACTGCAAGCAACTATTAATGGTAAAGCAGATAGCGATAAGCTGGGTGCTTTGGCTGAATTAAATTCAGTTGGTATCGAGCATTTAGGCAGTACAATCATTGATGGAGATACGTTGAATACTGGTCTAATTAAAGTTAGACATCTTGACGCAGATTCCGGGTTCATAGGTGGTTTTACTATCGAAAATGGACGTCTCGTTTGGACGCGTTCAGATTATTTCGGAGGGACATCAAGAAGTTTAAAGCTTGGTTCAGGAACTGCAAAGGAAGGCGTTGTTAATGTGACTTTTAATGCTGCAACTGATGGTAAATTTGGAGTTTGTGCAGTAGGAGCAACAGCTGGAGGAAGTGCGGCCATCTATGGTTCTTCTAAATCAAATCCTACATATCCGAGCAATTACATTTATGCAGGTTTCTTTGATGGTAATGTGAATGTATTGGGTGATGTTTCTGCGAATGGATTTTACCCAAGGGATGGCAATGGTAATTCATTATCTGTACTGTCCGATGTATGGATTACTAATCTGGACTCTCCTGGAAAGATCTACAAACAAAAAATACGTATAATAAAAGGTATGGTAGTAGAAATGACAAATACATAAAATTGTAATGAAAGTAAATTTAAACAGAAACTTGCTTGACTTTAGAGGTCGGGAGTTTATTGAATTAGTGAATGGGAAAGAAAGTAAGAAATCTGTCCGTGATTTGGTTGCAGAGGCATTATTTGCAGCTGGTTCTAATCCACAGAAGAATATGGAAACTTCCAAGAAGTTACGAGCATATAAAATGCTACAACAGATTATTAACAATCGTGGAGTACTTGATATTGAGACAGAAGATGCTGCTCTATTAAAAGAGATTTGTGGAGAATATCTCACTGCAGGTACATACGGACAAATTTATGATTTAATAGAAGGAGGAAACAAGGAATGAACATCACAGCAACTAACAGCACTGCTTCAACCAAGGTTACGGATGCTATCAGAATTAAATACAGAATATCAACCCGTGGCACCGAAGCGGTGAAAGATATTACTGCCGAAATCATTAAGGATGAAACGACTGTCGGATTCTTCAATGCATCGCGAAATGGAGTAACCGGATTTTCGCTACATGAGGATCATGGACTGACTTCTGAAGAAGTGAAGAAGGTATTTCAGACAGCTATTGATGATTGTAGCGAAGTCTTTAAATAAAGTATTAATATTTTAGATAAATGATTATGGATTATTTCAAAAACTTACTTATTGGATTGATTACCGGTATAGCTGCTTATCTCAATCCTATCTCTGGGGAGATCAAAAGTCTTATTGCTGTATTTGCCCTCAATTTCATTTGTGGACTGCTTACTGCACTCCTTATCAATCATGAGAGTTTTTCTTTTAAAAAGGCTTGGAGGTGTATCGTAGAAGCAACTATTTTCTTTGCCTTGGTTAGCTGTATCTACTTTATAGGTGAACACAAGGGAAATCCGGAAGGTGCTCTACAATGTGTCTCATTTATTACGTATAGTGTTTTCTATTTCTACGGGGTGAATATTCTTCGAAACATAAAAGAGATTTTACCCAACTCTAGTAATGGTTACAAGGTAGTAGCTTTCTTGCACTATGTATTAAGTGTTGAGTTTATAAAGAACATCCCCTATTTAACGAACTACTTACAAAAAGGAGACGCAAAATGAAAACTATTGATGCAATTATCATCCATTGTTCGGCCACGCGTGCCGGGCAGGATTTACGTGCAAAGGACATTGACCGGATGCACAAGCAAAGAGGTTTTAGTCAGATCGGTTATAACTTCGTCATTGACCTGGACGGAATGATAGAGAACGGTCGCCCGCTTTCCATCGACGGGGCACATTGCAATACGAAAGGTTTTAGCGAATCTTCGTATAATAAGCACAGTATAGGTATCTGTTATATCGGAGGCCTGGACGCATCTGGAAAACCTGCAGATACACGTACTCCAGCCCAAAGGACAACCTTGCGTGAATTAGTCGCGAAGCTCTGTAAGGAATATCCTATAATCGAGCTTCTTGGACATCGTGATACTTCTCCGGATCTGGACGGAAGCGGAGAAGTAGAGCCGGCAGAATATATTAAGGCGTGTCCCTGCTTTGATGTCAGGAGTGAATTTTCCAGCTTCTTACACAATATAGTAGTTCGACCATGAAACGGCTGATTTATATTACCATATTGCTGATGTCAGCATTATGGTTCACATCGTGTCGAAATATTCAATATGTTCCAGTGGAGAGTGCAAGAACTGAAGTTAAATATAAAGATAGGTTTAAACGTGACTCTATTCATATACTTGACAGTGTGTTTATATTGGTAAAAGGGGATACAGTTTTTCGAGATCGTTATCGGATTGTTTATAAAGATAAGTTGATCCGGGACACTGCATATGTTCATAAGACAGATAGTATTTTGATTCCGTATCCGGTCGAAAAGAAATTAACTCGGTGGCAACTAATGAAAATGAATCTAGGTAGTTGGGTGTTCGTAATTATAATTACGATAATTGTAGTTGCAATCATTTTGTTAAGTACAAAATAATCAATATCTTTGTTTTATGTTGAACTGTTTTCTATTATTAAAATGAAAGAATTTAAAGATTATGATATTCATTATCAAGAATTAATACTTGATATTTTAGAGTATTTCAATATATCGAATGGTATTAATGGTAGAAGCGTATCAGAATTTTGTCATTTAAACACCCCTTCTGGGGAAAGTTTTTTGAGCCCCAATATTATTACAAAAATTTGCGATATTCTTTGTGATAATAATTATATGTCAAGAGTTAGCTCTGGAGGTGTTGCTGGAATTAATAACAACTACCTCAATACTGCTGATTTAAAAGCATTTACATCAGATAAAGAACGAAACCTTCATTTCTTTAATTCTGTAGTTTATGGATTTGAATATATTTATAAATTTTACGAAGACAAAGTTATTCCCATAATTGCTTATAAAGAAGATGGAACACCTATGATAGGTAGTTGCTTTAAATTCCATAATGGTATTGTTACTGCAAGACATTGCCTGGAAGATGGCAGGTCTGTTTCTATTCCTGGATATAGTCAGGAGGTATTAAGTAAAGCTAAAATTTATGTGAGTAAAAATCCCGCAGTAGATATTGCATATATTGATATAAATCAAAAAGCAATACAAGTTTTCATTGAAGAACCTCATGTTTTAGATGAGATTCTTGTAATGGGATATCCGATGATTCCACGTTTCTTGCAATTCTTTACTGTTGAAAAAGCTACGATCTCTTCTATAGCTAAAGTCCGTTTTGCAACTTCCCGTGGAGCTATTACTTCAATTGCAGATGAGATGTTTACTAAAGATATTACACAACTCATGTTGATAACGGCTCGAATCACTGGAGGAAATAGCGGTGGACCTATTATAAACAAACAAGGTTCAATTGTTGGCATTGCGATAAGTGATACTAAGGCTGAAGGTGAAGGATACGATAACCTTGGATATGGCATTGCCATTCCTATATCAGTTACTCTAATGAATAAAATAATAGAAGAAAAGTATACAATAGATGTTCATTTTGAGAATTTTAAGGATGTAAGTTAATTGGGGTACAAAGAAATAAGTATTCAAGAAGGGGAAGTGTTCGCAAAATCTGTTATAATAAATAGGTAACATATTAGGCTACCTTTTCTTATATTCTCTACAAAATATTAGAATCGTTAATCTTCATTTTCATAAATAATTGGCAAATAGTATTCAAATTAAAAAAAATAATAGTATATTTGTGTACAGACGTGGATGTCTGTTGTATCATCTCTCTACGGAAAAGTTGCTAATTTTCGAAAGCGGGAGACAATACGTTATTTACTCCAAAAGGAATGAGCCTCGACTAAGTGTAGTCGGGGCTTTTTTATTTGAATTTTATTTGATAAGTCCATCTTGATTTGTATGTTTGCATAAACTTTAAAAACTATGTTTGACCTATTAAAAATGTATGAGAATGGGGCTTTCTATTTTAAGCCTGGAGAAGATCTGAAAACAAAATGCATGGATTCACAAATTCCCAAAGAATGCTGTGGAGTATATATAGTATATGGATTTTATGGAAATGAAAAAAAAGTAATGTACATCGGAAGTTCTGGGCACCTTGATGAAAATAATAAGCCCAAACCTCGTAAAGGTGGATTAAAAAGAAGAATCTATGGAAAGCAAAAAAATGAATCTGGAAAATTAGTTTACCGAAACAAGTTATGGCCTGATTTAATGGGGACATCTATTACTAAATTAGAAATATGTTGGTATAACACAGGAGATGATAACCCTTTAAATGTCGAGTTTCTTTTATTATTGGAATATATTATTCTTTATAGGAAATTTCCGATATGGAACAAAGAAATTAAACTTGATAAACGACTGAATGTTGATTTAGAAAACTTTATGAAGGAAAAAAATATCTCTTTTTTTAAGATGATATCAGCTCAATAAACTATATATTCATTGACTACGAAATTTAATAGAATTTCATGAATCCAAATACTGAATACGAAAGATTCACACAAGAAATATATCAGGAGTTAGTTAATGCTCATGGTATTACTACTAATGTTGAACACAATATAAAGCTCACTGGTAAATCAGGACAAAAACATCAAATTGATGTATACTGGGAGTATAAAATAGCTGGTATTCAGCACAAAGTAGCCATCGAATGTAAAAATTATAACCGTAAGCTCTCTGTTGATAAAGTAAATGCATTTCGTGGTGTATTGGCTGACCTTATTGATGTTAAAGGAATTATGATAACCCCAAAAGGCTACCAAGCTGGAGCAAAAAAAATAGCAGATTCATGCGGAATTAATCTAAAAGAATTAAGAACTCCTAGTGAAGAAGATGATTGCATAGTAGCAGAAATAAATCTTAGTTTCGGCATATCTCTTACCCAACGTCTTTTTTCACTTGATAATGATTGGGCAAAAGCAAATAATATAAATTGGCTATCATATAGAAATTTCATTGCCCATTTTTCGCAACGAGGTGATGATTGGGGAGAAGATTATCTTCCTTTAGATACCGCTGAAGATGACATTCTTGATGAAAAAGGTAATATTATTACGACTTTTGATAAATTAGAAAGTGAACTTCCTCAAAAAACAGCACAGGTATTTGATTTTAAGAACGCTTATGTTATTACCTGTAATTGGGGAAAAGTAAAAATAAAAACGGTCAAATTTATTAATAGCAAGACACATAAACAGACATTAATAACTCTTGATGCGAGGAGTATAACAAAAGCAATACTCAAGGATGCATTAAGTGGTGAAATAATGTTTTTTTCTAAGGAAGCTAAAAAATAAAAGGGGATTACTACCTCTTTATGCTTTTTGTAAAATGGTTGGGTCAGTTGAAATCTTCTTAATAAAATCTCTCTCTATTATATAAGCGTCCATTTTATTAGCATCAAACGGTTTAAGTAAAGAAGTAACATCCGCTTTCTGTAAGTCAGAATCCAGCCATTTTTCTTCGTCCTCTTTAGATAGGATAGCCGGCATCCGATGTTTCGTATTATGGATATAATCGGTCAAAGGGTTGGCGTCAGTGGTAATAATAGAGAATGTATCATATTCTTCTCCTGTCTCTTTGTCTAGCCAACGATCGTAAATACCTGCCATCGAAAAGATAGGTTCATTTTTCAGATATATGTAATAAGGTATTTTTTTGCTCCCTTCATGTCTCCATTCGAAATAGCCGGTTGATGGCACGATACATCGCTTCTTCATTATCGGTTCACGAAAAGAAGGTTTCTCAAATATCGTATCCGCCCGTGCGTTAAGCGTCATTCTCCGTATCTCATCAGCATTAGTTTCATCTTTCGTCCAAAATGGGATTAGCCCCCCAGTTGAAAACTTGTATTTCATCCGCGGTTGTGATAATAGGATATTTGGGGAAGTTGAAAGCATTCACATGGTACTGTTCGTTTAGCATATCTTGATATATTTCAACAATATCCGATTTACGACCGTACCGGGTGGCCAGCTTAATGGCTTTTGCTGACATGGAATTATGGAAACACATACTATTTACAATTAATGTTTATAATCTGATTCATATCAGTAGTATAACGCCCGGAGAGTTGTTCTTGTTTAAGTTTCCAGTCTCTCCCTGTTCCTTGAATTGCTAATTTCACGAGTTGGTTATGTTCTCCGTTAATCTTATCTATTGCCTGTTGAAGTCTTTCTTGCTTTTCACGATCCACTGAATCAAAAAGTCCAAGCTGGGCACCTTCAGTTATTTCGGTGATGATAACCCCGGCTTTCTTATACTGATAACCATTCATGAATATTGTCTCTAATCCAGCTAGCGCATAATGTACTATTTCTTGCGTATCATTTGTTGGTACCGGAAGATGTAGAACGGTATTTTTCCAATATTGAGGAAGATCTTCCCGAAAGTTATTCGTGTGGATAAACACCATCAGGGATATTGCATAAGATTTTTGTTTCCGGAGTTTTCTTGCACAGGTGGAAGCGTGTGTTGCTATTGCTTCAGCCATTGTGTCTATATCAGTGAGCATCTTGCCAAAACTTCGTGAAGTGCAAATTTGCTTTTTGGCCGGTGGAGCTGATTCCATATTAATACAGGATATACCGCGAAGCTCTTTCCATGTACGTTCTCCTACAACCGTCATATTCTTGCATACCCATGCACCGGAAAGCTGCGTAAAGTCGTATGCTGTTTTCACTCCTTGCTTTTCGAGCTTTGCTGCTTGTCTACGTCCGATTCCCCACACATCACCGATATTCGTCAGTTGTAGGGCCTTGATTCGTTTATCTTCAGTGTCTATAATGCATAGCCGATTATATGCGGGATATTTCTTTGCGAACTTATTAGCTACCTTTGCAAGCGTCTTGGTAGGGGCAATACCTAAACTAACAGGAATGCCTGTCCCACGTGTTACCTGGTTTACTATTTTTGTTCCAAGTGATTGAATATATTGAATGCCGTCAAGGTTGATAAACGCTTCGTCGATAGAATAAACTTCCAGTTCGGGTACTAATCCTGCTAAAATAGACATCACTCGTCCGGACATATCACCATACAGCGTATAATTGCTACTGAATACGGCAACTCCGTGACTGCTTACTAAATCCTTAATCTGATAAGCAGGTACTCCCATTTTGATACCTAGTAATTTAGATTCATTACTTCGTGCAATAACACACCCATCATTGTTACTAAGTACGACGACAGGCTTCCCATTAAGCAACGGGTTAAATACCCGCTCACAGGAAGCGTAGAAGTTATTACAGTCCATCAATCCGAACATTATCTTTTCCTCCGATTCTTTTTAATTGTATAAGTTACTATTCCCCACACCATAAACTCATTATCTCTTGTTACCTTAATCAAGGGATAATCAGGATTGGAGGGAACCAACCAAGCTGCATCAGGTTCTAATCTTACTCTTTTGACAGTAAATTCCCCGTCTATAAAGCACACAGCAAGATCATCATCCAGTAATTCAAGTGACTTGTCAATTACAAGTATATCACCTTCTTCTATTCCCTCATCCTTCATTGAATCTCCGACTACGCGTCCGTAAAATGTGCTAGCCGGATGTCGAATAAGTTCTTTATTCAAGTCTATAGCCTGTTCCAAATAGTCTTGTGCTGGTGAAGGAAAACCGGCCTTTATACCTTCATCTGCAAATTTAAGTGGCAGATTGCTGGATATATCTATTTTATGTATTTCTATTTGTTTTTTCATAACTCTGCTTCTTTTCATTAAGAACAAAAGAGGTCAGGGTTTGCTCACTAAAGATACTCGTTTTTAATTATAAATAGTTTTTTCCCAGTCATCCAACACTGTTACATCCCACCGAGGAAGATCCGGATTAATATAGGTTACAGACCTACCATACACAGAGAAACTTTTTCCTATAAACTCGTCGATAGCTTCATCTTCCCCTTTTTGAAGACAGATATTCATAAAAACATGCATTTCTTCCCAGTTTGTAGGCCCAATGAACAAAGATTCAATGAGCCTACCTTTTACAGGAGCTCCGACAACCTGATCTTTAATTCTGTCAACCAAAGAAACTGCTTCTTCGAATGTCATACTTGTAATTTTAGAGCAAAGATATAAAAAAAACAGATGCCCTCTCCCCTATCATATAAAAGCTATTTCAATCTGTGGAATTTCAGTATTACATATTTCAATTCTATTAAGAAAGATATTTTTGTAATTCTTCGATTGCCTGTGATGCACTTCGAACTACCACATACTTATTACGGCATGATTCCGCTTGTTTTTGAAACTCCTTCTGTTCTTCTGACTGTTTCCCTACCCTCGTTTTAAACTCTATACAAAGAGAAGCAAAACCCTTTTTGGGAATAAGTACGATCACATCAGAAACACCTGGCTTTACTCCTTGACGTTTCAGGTTAGCAGCTTCCCGTACATGACGACTTCCACCATTCGGAACGGCAAATATAAGTTTGTCAGGTATATTAGGAAAATATAGAGGAATAAGTTTAAAGAACTCTGTTTGTATGCGAGCTTCCTCGTTATTATGTACTTCTTTTGAACGTGGAGGATTACGCTGATCTGCATAACAATTATAACACATAAAGCCGGTATCGGTTTTAATAACCGACACCGTTTCCTTTCCACATAAAATACACTTTTCTTTAGTCATTAATTCAAAATAAGCTAAATTGTATTGGTCTTCTACCTACTGCTGTTATCGTTCTCTCATGAATCGGACATTGCGAAGCATACGGGCATCTTCCTGACATAGCAGAAAGATGCGCTCCATGCCATTCATCCCAATCTGTTACATTATTAGCGGAGAGGAAAGTTATCAGCTTCATACAGCAGAAACCTCGTTCTTTCTCTTGACCTCCTGTAACTTCAAATAACCCATTGCTCTGTGGACGCTTCATTTAATTCTATATTATTTTTGTTAATAGTTAATCCTCAATGAAATATAATTTATTCATATCAGTTCTTGTTATGGGATAATTAATTCGGGATTATCATAGATATTACCAATCACGATAGTATCATCCATTCTTGTAAGGTCAGATTGCCCGAAATAGAATAAATTTCGACCATTAGATAGTTGAAAGCGGCAATTATCATATAGGATAATTGCAGTATATTCTTCTGGTTCAAAACCAAATGTAACAGTGTGAAGAATATCCCCTTCATAGATCTCCATCCCTTTCTTGTCTAATAACCCGGTGAATTGTCCTGTTGTATTCAGAATAACTTCATACCGAATCATGTTCCATACGGCAGCTTTGTCCGGGCATATATATGCCTTGCCGTTTAGCAGAAGCAAACTGCCATACAACCATTCATGAATCCCAAACCTAGATTTTCCTCTAAATTTAATTGTTCTCATTATATTCTTTTTTGATTGTTGTTATACGTTTATTTTTGCACGGGAAACACTCCCCAATTTTCCGCCTTCTTCCATCCATGTTTTATAGCATTTATCACAAAGAGAGTTGCCATATCCTGAAACATAGCGTTCGCTCCCTTTGGGTATTGATTCAGCGCATATAAAACATTTTGTATCTTTTCGGGCTACTTTCTTTGAGAAAGCATCTTCGCCTTGTCTTTTTGCATGATAAGCCATATTTATTCCTTTCTATTTAATCATACTTCTTTATTATCGTCTTCTTTTCTTTCCCGCCCGTAAATCGCCCGGACTATTTCAGCAGCGTAATGTCCTATAATCGCTGATATAGGTACCATTAAAAACCATGCAAAGTCACTCATATCTATACTGTTATTAATCAATTATTTCAAATGTCACTTTCACTTTTTTACAGCGAAAACCTTTCTTATACATCTGTTTCCATGTCAAATTAGTTCCGTCCAGCCAGTACCTGACGCAATCTCTTCGGTAATATTTTTGAGTATTCATCACAAGTGTACCATTTGGGTAGGTTATCATGTACATTATATCTTCACGCATATCGACTCCTTTTTATTCTTGTTATACTCTATTTATCTCATCATTAATTCGGAACATACTGTCACTTATAAAGTCGTATATCTTGTACATTAGTTCCGGCTCTTGCTCCTTTGGAGAATAAACCATAACCCTTTTACCAGCACCTTTCATCCATCCGGCTTCTGTATTAGCTGACCGCCCACAAGGAAGAACCATAACACAGACATCCGCCCACTTCATTGCATTAAAATCTAAATCAAATCCTTTTTGCGCAATCGGGTGATTGAGTGCCTCTTGATATTGCTGAGTACTCCAATTCTTCCAATTAGGGTCAATACTCGACCACGAAAAGCCATAACTCATGTCACCATTGGGATGGGTGAAGTCATATACTTCGTGACCTTCACTTCTGAGAAACGATACAACGTCTTGTTGATATGAGTTTCTCCAACTACTTGCTACGTAAATCTTTGCCATATTATTTTTTATTATTACATTTGGACTTCATTTGCAATGTTGCAAATGATTAATTTTTTTAATTATGAAAAATTTAATTAGAAAAAGCATTCTATAGCTTTACTACCGTACGGCTATGGCAATGCTTAAAATTGAATAGACGGTAGGCTGGGACTTTGTGCTAAACTGTATTGACCTTTTGTAGTGGTTAATAGAGAAAATTACTTAGCACAGCTAAGTCCCTAAAT